GTGTACATATCGAGTATCTGTTCGACTTTCATAACCTATCGCTCCAGACGCAAACGTCGCTGTCGACTATATCAGTATAATAAAAAAATTAGGAGTTGTCAATAGTCTATACGCGTTCGATGTCGAATCTTCGGTACCTGAAGCTCGCCCTGCACTCGAGGTAGTTTACTGATTCCTGCGTACTGTCAAACGACAGCCCATCGAGCGACACTGGAAAGCAGTCACGAAAGAATACGTTTAGATTGACGTTCTTGTGGCTCGTGAGAATCTGAAGAGTCGCGTCCGACTTAAAGGATGCGGCCGATCCCAGCTTACCGATACGCGGTGCCTGAGAGGTCGAGAACATCCTCGCTATGGTGAAGTCAGGATTCCGTGTGAGAGCCTGCAGCCAGTCGTACATCTCTATCCAGTTACGAAGATCTTCGTCTACCTTAAATGCTATCTCGAGTGGCTGAAACTCTAAGCGATCGCCGGTCTGAGGTATGTCGCCGAGAGGCGTCTGCACCTGGACGAATCCAGTCGATACCGCTGGGAGAGTCACTGTCTGACAAAAGTAGTTTACGTTTGGCAGGCGTTCGATGCGAAATCTAAATCCTACCGGCGATAGGTAGTTTGGATTTGTCGGCTGATTTTCTAGTGCAGACATTTAGGTCTTTCTCTAGGAGCGGCTCTTCCTATTTATTCACGCTGCTTTGCATTGCTGCAGCCCTGCGCCATGGTCAAAAAAATACTCCCCGGTTTTGCCGGGGAGTATCTCTTCTACTAACTTAGCTAGCTTACATCAGGTTGGTGATGCTCATGAAGCGGTAGTAGATGTTGGCGTTGTTGCCGCCAGCCGCGCCGGCATAGACCGCGCCGTCGGCCTGACCCGTAGCGAATGGGTTGCTGACGATGCCATACCGAGTCTTGAAACCAATCTTCGGCTGGAAAGTGTCCTGCCCAACCGCACGAACCATCTGCAGCGGAACGTACGGGCAGTAGAAGAGACCGGCGTCGAACGCGCTGGTGCCCTTGTAGCCGACCGTAGCGTACTGCTTGCTCGAGGACGAGGAGAAGTACGGATCGATGTAGACCTTGATGCGGCCATTGAGGACGCCGGCGAAGGTGTTGCCGGTGTCGTCGACCTGGAGGCTCGCACTGAGGGCCGGAGTGTAGTCGAGAACGCCCGCCATCTGCAGAGCCGACGCGACGTCGGACGAGCAGACGAGGACGTTACCCTTACCACGCCGGGTCGCCTTCGCGATCTGGTTAGCTTCACGCTCGATCTGGAAGAGGAGACCCTTGAACTTCTCGACCATCCAACGACCGTTGGAGTCGACGTCGAGGTTGAAGGTACCGGTAGTATTGACGTTCTCCTGCGCACCGGGAGTAGCCGCGTAGTTGATCGTGCGGACGACCTCTCGGTTGATCTCAGTGAGGATCTCAGACGACAGGATGTTGGCGAGCTCAGTCTCGGCGTCGAGGCCGTGAACCGCCTTGAGGTCCTGCGCGAGTTCCATAGTGTACTCGGCCTTGAGAGCGCGCGACACTGCGGTCACGGCGACCTTCTCGACCGAGAACGCCATCTGCTGGAACGCATTGGTCGAACCGTCGCCCAGAGCCTCGGCGCGCGCCGTGGTCATGCCGGTCGATACGGTATAGCCCGTGCCAGTCGAAGCGATAGTGCGAGTCGTCGGATCGTTGGACGACTGCGACTTACCGGAGGTCGTGTTAGCAACGATGAACTGCGACGCGGTGTTGCCGCTTGCAGACGCAGCGAACGTAGTGTTCGCCTCGTTGAAGAGCGCCTCAGTGCCGGTCTGCGAGGTAAAGCGGCTGCGAAGAGCGAAGATGAGTCCGGTAGGACCGGTCATCGGCTGAACGCCGCAGATGTCGTACGCAATGAGGTTCGGCATCGAGCGACGAACCAGACTGATCAGAACTGGATCAAAAATGTCAACCGAGCCAGCCGCGGCCGTCGAGCTCGACGAACCCATGGCGTTGGCGGGAGCAGCTTCGCCCAGTAGCGTTACGCCGCGATAGCCACCCGAACCAACGGCGTCGGCGCGAGCAGCGATTTCCTGATTCTCAAGGAGCTGCGCCACGACGTTGCGGCGGTGAGTGTCCTTGATATTGGCGAGGTCCGGGTGCTCAAGCACCGGGCCCCACTTCTTTACAACGTCTTCGATCAACATGTAGGCTTCCTCTCGTGTTAGTTAAAATTACTTCTTGATAGTACGGGCAATCGCCGCAACGTATCCAGCCATATGGCCGGTCGGCTGCGGCTTATCCTCGGTCTGTTCGACCTGCTCATCGAGCATGACGCGCGCCTGAGAGATCGGTGCAGGGGTTTTAACGGTGAAGTAGCTGTCGCGGAGTCCTGCAATCTTGTCGGAAAACTGCTCATCGTTCTCATACTCGACTACCTCGGACAGAGAGCGGAGCTTCTCTACCTGAGCGTCGGACAGACCCTCGGCAAACTCACCGACGATCTTCGAGCGCTTCCACTGCTCGACTTCCTCGCGGAGGCCGACGTTCTCATGAATCTCGCTGCTCAGTGCGTCCTCAAGCTCCTCGACCTTCGCCGAGAGCTCATCGACCAGGTCGACCTTGCCCTCTGGAACGGTTACGTAATTCTCTTCAAATACCTTCTTGATTCCTTCGAGCAGGGACTCCGCAATCTCAGTGCGAAGACCGGACGTCACCGCCAAACGGTTCTCTTCGACCCACTGCTCAATTACGTAGTCTAGGTAGCTGTCGACCTTCTCGACCATATCGTCGTTGATCGACTCGGCGACTGCACGGAGCTCGATCTCAGACTCCTTGCCGAGCTCGGCGAGCTTCTTATTGACGATCGAGACGATGGCAGTCTCGAAGATGTCCTGTGCCCTGACCTTGAACTCGTCGGATAGATCGACGCCGTTGAACATAGCCGCCAGGTCCTCGCCGACGTCGATGTCCTCCTTAGTCACCTGAGGCTGATTGATCTCGGAAGAACCCTGCTTCGGCTGCTCATTCTCGCCATCGGCGCCTGGTCCCTTCGTCCCACCGGTCGGAGCGATCTCCGGCGTGTCCTTGCCCGACGCCTTGACGGCAGTCGGAGAGGTCACGACGGGTTGCTCCTCGCCGCTAGCAGATCCACCCGGGGGGACTACTCTATTGGCGACCGGTTCAGGCACCTCGGCACGAACGCCAAAGCTAGCCTTGAACTCTCTTAGGTTCTTCTTAGCCATCTTCTCTCTCCATCTCCCTGGTGAAAATGTTTACTCAGCCTATTTATACTAAAGCCGCTTTATAAACCGCTCGAAAACTTCGAGCATCTTAGCCTCGACCGAGCCGCGGCTGGCACGATCGATCTCTTTCTTGTACTGGGCAATCTCAGCTTCCTTAATGACTCCGTTATCCCAGACCCACTCTCGGCCCTCCATGATGCCCTGTACAAACGCGTTGGGTGCCGATGGGTCGGCGACAATGTCGGCTGCGGTCGCTAGATAGAAGTCCGGTTGAACTTCCATAATACCGTCGGATCCGTTCTTCAGCGATCCCATTCCTCGAGTCGATACACCTAGACGCGCGCCCTCGTCCATGAGATTCTGAACGATCTTACCGTAAGGCGTGTCCATAATCTTGGCCTTACCGACAAAGTTGTTGCCGTCCTGCTGAAGGTCCTTAATCATATGCGAGACGCGCTCTAGGTTGATCGTCGGTCCAGTCGGATGCCCGAGCTCGCCGTACGCGCGGTTCTCGTCGATGTAGTTCTTCTTGTAGCGCTCAGCTTCTCTAGCAAGGATTTCGGTCGGGTACTTGCGACCGTTCTTGTTCTTAGTGTCTCCCTGCATAAAGACGCCTTCGATATGATAGGACTTTCCGCCCTTCTCGTTAGCCTCCGTGATGACGCGAATGTTATCTTCGACTACCTCACAGATAAGCTTCATTAGTAGACCGAGCCTCCCGAGATCGCGCTGCGCTTATGCAGCTTAATGACTAGACTGGTTACTCCAGAACCAATCTTAGTCACTACACAGTTTGCTGCCGACTCTCCACCCGTTTCTAAAATCACTCCCTCTTTCTGAAAGTTGAAGTGACCAGTTCCGGATAGATTCAAGACGGTGTTGGCACCGCGCGAGACTGTGTAAACGACGTTGTTCGCAGCAGAAAAGGAGACGCTACTGATCAACATCTCACTTACTGTTTCACCAGCAGAGTTTGCAGCTACGACGGCGTTGGTGCTAGAAGGCGTGATGAATCCACCCGTCGTGAATATCGCGGTTACATAGCCACCCTTCGTACCCTTATTGACTATTCTGTTCTGAGCCATGGCACGCTATGCATTCGAATTGTTTGGCGTCGATTCATCGACCGACTCGAGGGATTCGCGAAACGTCTTAAACGCTGCGCGAGGTTCCGATGGCGTGACCGACTTAACTGCAGACGGCGAGGTCACGACCGGCTTAATGTCTCCGTACGGACCTTTGGGATTTTCCCTACCCACCGGTGTCTGCTTTGTGCCACCAGATTGGTTTTGAGACTTCATGCCAACGCCGCTCGATCCCTGCATGACTTTAACGCGCTCACCGTTATCCGGCTGATGCTCTGCTTTGTCCGGCGGAGGAGCCGTGCCTGAGAAGGCAACGTCTTGATTCTCGGGGTGAGGAACCTTCTTGATCGCATGCATATCTTTAAATTTTCGTTCGCCGTCGGATCGAGGTTGGAGAGAAGCCGCCTCTGAGTTTGGGCTAGTCGCATCAAGCTTCTTGCCGGCCTTATCGGAGGTCGGCTTGTCCTTAGCGAGAGCCTCGCGCAAATTCTTAAAGGTCTTCATCGGAGATTACTTCTTTCCACCGTTATTCTCATCGCCGCTGCCGCCATCATTCTCGTCAGAGTCCTCGCGAGTATCCTCGCTATACATCGATCCACCGATCGCGGCCTTCTCAATCTCCAAACGATCGACCAGCTTCTGAGCAAGAGCCGAGTAGATGCCCCCGCGGAAGCTGGAAGCGTCTCCAGCGATCAGGCTGTCGATTGCGTTCTTAATTTCATCTGACATCGAGGCAACTCCAATAAAAATTACTGATCTACTTACTATTTATAACGAGATGAGTTTAGAAATATGGTACTTTGTAATTTACACCGCTCACGCTTATCAATAAGTGACCGACTGGATTGGCGACGATAGCGCTATTTAGAGTGACGCTCGAGACACTCGTAGCGACGGAAGACGTATTTCCAGAGAAAGCCGTGGCACCAACTATCCCACCCCAGTAGACGCTCGTTCCGTTAGTCTTTAATGCGTATCCGCTAACACCAAGAGATCCGTTAGCGATGAGACCGGAGATCGTCGTGTTACCGGATACCGTTAGGTTTTTTGTTACTGTCGCCGACTTATTGAATGTAATCGCAGAATTTACAGACTGGGCGGTGATGGTTTTTGCGTTTAGATAAGTATTTGCTGTAGCCGTCTTAGTTAAGTAGAGGGCCGAAGCATTGGCAACCTGCAGATACTGACTGGTCGATCCACCAGCAGTATTAGCTTGCCATTTACCCAAGCTCGAGCTATAGACTAGACTTTGTCCGTTAGTTGGATTCTTTACGCTATTATAATCTACATCGTCTAGCTTGTGTAAATTTACTTCACCCGATCCAGCTGAGTGTCCGGTTACTGCAGAGAACGCAATGCGTGATATGCGCTTATCTACTACCTCGCTTAGCGAGTTAAACTTATTCTCGATTTTTTCGATGAACGGCGCTGCATCGACTGAGTCACCCTTGTCTCCTCGATCTCCCTTAGGTCCCTTTGGTCCAGGAGCTCCTCGATCACCCTTGTCGCCCTTTAAGCCCTGAGAACCATCGCGCCCGGGCTCACCCGTATCGCCCTTCTCGCCAGCGTCTCCTTTATCACCCTTAAGTCCCTGCAATCCCGGATCACCGTTGAATCCGATCGGCCCGCGCTCACCGCGCTCACCGCGCGCGCCTCTAGATCCCGGTTTACCATCGTCTCCCTTATCTCCCTTCTCACCTTTTTCTCCGCGTAGACCTTGAGGACCACGTGGGCCGTCATCTCCCTTCAATCCCTGTATACCAGGTCCGCCTGAGTTACCGAGATCTCCTTTATCACCCCTGTCTCCTCGGTCTCCCTTAGGTCCCTTTGGTCCGGGCTCTCCTCTATCGCCTCGCTCTCCCTTTAGGCCAAGCGGTCCCGGAGGTCCCTG